AAACAAATGTTGACATGAACAATGATTAATGGTAATATGACTTGTGATGAAATGACGTATTTTATGGGCTTTTTTGGGGATCTATCATGAAAAAAACACTTATTTTTTCTATTTTCATACTTGTTACATCTTTTGCATATTCAGCCGAAAGAGACTTTGGCTTTGATAATGATTCATCTGATACCAGTGAAGATGAGATCGTTGTAATACCTGAAGTGTCTGTTGAGGATGCTATACGTGACTTTGAGTACAAAATAATGCAGGAACTTAGCCATAGGTTTACTCATTATGGCCAGGAAGTAATGCCTTGGGATAACGAGATCAAAAACCTTGCCGTTATTAACAACGAGTTAAAGGCTATGCTTGAAGAGAGGATCTCAGACGAGAAGCCTGTTGATCAATATACTTTTCTTGAGAAGACTATGGTCGAGTCTAAGTTTGATTTTGTAAATAAGATGGCAACTAAAAGAATGGCCAGGAAGAGAATAGATGGTAAAAAGAGCAGAAAAACTGTCTGGCGTCTCTTTCAGTTAAGACGAGCTGTTTTAATGGAATTGGCTAAACGAGCTAATTATCATGGCATCGATGAACTACAAGAATCCTTCAGAGATGAAATTGATCAAGACAACGAACTTGTTAATTCGTTAAAGTTTTAAGTAGTATGTAAGGAGAAGTAGTGAATATGACTAAAAAGAGAAAAGATACCATTCGCGAGCGTCTAGATAAATTTAGAATCAAAGGCATTAATGAAGATGATTGTTATGGGTGGAAGGGTGCCATCTGTAACAGAGGATATCCAAGAATTATGTTCAACGGAATCAGCACAGGGGCACACCGTGCAACTTGGATGGCCCATTACGGAAAGATACCTGAGTTCCATTACGTGAGACATACCTGTAATAACAAAACATGCACAAATCCTGCCCATCTTTATTTATCTGTTAATATAAGGGTCCCGTTTTAAGAATGTCTTCAAAGACTACGGCTCGACCTCATCGTAAAAGATTAAATATAGATCTTCCAACGTATCAGGTTTTAGGCATAAAAAAGAATGCTCACAAACGTAATATGACTATGACTAAGTATATGAGTATTTTAATATCAAGGGCATTAGAAATCGAAAGATCATATGAAAAATAAAATATTATTCGCTTTATTAGTACTTGCACCAACAACGTTACATTTTATGGAAAATAAAGATAACAAAACAAACGAACCTACACTTAAACGAGTTAATGGATGTGCTGATCTTCAAGCTGCACTCAAAAAAGAAATGGAGTTAGGTGATAAAGAGTTTGAAGAAAATCAAAAAATACATAAAGAATATTTATTAGACATAGAAAAACTACAAAGTAAACTAACAAACCTTGCGACCGAAATAGCTGAAAAAGATGAAACCTAATAAAGATCAAGGCTAATCATCATCATCGCTTTCGCCTTCATCTTCTTCTTCGTCTGGTTTTTCATCTTCTACTTTTTCTACTACTTCTATTGGTTCATCACGTCCAGAAGGCTCAAAATAACGCAATGAATCCATTGTTCCTGTTCTTCGATGAAAAGCAGGCCTAGGCGCGTCTGACTGAGCTCCACTGTACCATCTTTGTATCAGCCAAGGATATTCATTACAAAACGCACAAACAAAAAATGTAAATATTACACCACCAGAAAATATGGTTACGTATCCCAATGCCTTACATAGATTTATACCATACTCTTTAAGCTTCCACAGATTCTTCTTTTTACCTTCTACCACCTGCTGTACCAAGTTACATATTTCATCATGTGATAACTTGGTCGGGTCAAGGTCTCTTGGAACTTCGAACTTGGGCCACTCCATAATAATTTTGGCAAGCTCTGCATATGGATGAATAACTTCTTCTTCAGGTTCTTCTACCGGAACATTACCTGCTAAAGCATTAAGCTGAAACAATAACATAAAACATATTAGTCGCTTCACCTTCGTTTCCTTTCTCTGACTATCTTTCTGGCCTTGTTAACAATTGAATTTATCTTCTTTGCAGTAAAACCATTATCTCTGAGTGCTTTTTTGATTCTAGAAACCATCTTATAATCTTTATTTTCGAATGCTTTCTCTAGGGGTATCTCTGCCTTTGCTGGTGTCGTTCCTTTTGATATAGGCAAACTTCCTCCACCAGTAACTAAGTACGGCGCTAAACCTTTATCATATAGAGCACGCATTGAGAACGGGATTGCATCTCCTATAAATGCCTTCATTCTTGATATTCCGCGTTCTGCTGTTCCTGGCTGAGTAGCATCCCATGGCATCCATCCTTTACGTCGAACATACTTTCCTCGTACAGTAAAATCTTTATCGTCACCAGGAGTCTTACCAATAACTTGCTTAAGTATTCCTCTAATCATAGGACTTGATTTTGAGAAAGCAGTACGATACGGATGGTTATACCAACCTCCGAGTTCCAACATTTGTTTTCCATAATGAGTATAAAGCTTAGATCCCTTTTTATTCCACGCTGTTTTCTGCTCTCTTCCAGGATTAAATTCTTTGCCAGCAATTTTTACGGGGACGTCTGGAAGAGGAAATTTGAACCATTCAAGTGGATCTGGCTCTGTAAACTCTTTAAGTGCCTTATCCAAACTCCATCTAATTCCTGCTGGGCTTTTATTTTCTTTATCTGATTGATACATACCACCAAAAACAAACTTATAACCAGATTGCAATATAGCCATATTCATTCCAAACTTTAGCCAATACTTAAGAGCTGCTCTGGCCTTCATTGGATTGCTAGAGAATGGACCAGCACCCTGCTTAATAGCTGAAATAGTCCAATCCGGATATCCAATAAGTCTACGCATCCATTTTCTTGCGTATGGATTGTTAAAGAATCGCTGTACTTCCCAGTTCTGGCCACCGAACGTGTTGTCTACAAGTTCACCCATACCTCTTTTTATCTCAATTAGTTCTTTTGGTGTTGGGGCCTTACCTTCTTTTGTTCTTTTCAATACCTCAGCATCAACATAATCATGCCATGCGACTGCTTTAAGCCGTGGGTGGAACTTTTTAAACAAAAAGTCTGGTATGCTTGTAAGCCTCCTGACTGCAGCATTAACTCCTTTTGCTGTTCCTCGAACGACAGCGTTACTTTTTATTCCTCCAGGTATCTTATCCCAAGCAGATTGCGCCATCTTGCCAGCTTTCTCTAGGACTGGGTCAGGCGTTGCCCATTTAACAAACTTACCTGGAGCCCCCAATGTCTTCATTACAGCACTTCTTGATTTACTATATTCTTCAACAGGATGTATTGTTACGTATCTTGACATATCCTTCATCGCTTCAGGATTATTAAGATAATTTTCACCACGACGCATTACATGTCGTCCAGACTTTAATGGATTAAAAATACCTGATATGGCTGTTGGCAAATTTTCTGTTGAAGAAGAAATACTTTCAATCAATGGATTGAAATGGAAAAGCCCCATAGAGACATTTAAGCCACGATAAATATCATTTAAGTGATCAAAAACCTGTCCAGGAAACTTTATTACTTTTTTAAGCAATCCAGGTGCTCTTTTAGGTTCTGGAAATAACGACCTGAAAGCCTCAACAAATTCTGGTGCTACATAGGCATGTGCCATAGTTGGCGTCTTTGCTCCCTCTGGTGTAAATGCCTTCAAGAAAGTATTATCAATTGGAGTATATCCCTCAGCTTTAGCCTCGTTGATCACTGACTTTGAATCTCTAGACGTAACAATTATCTTTCTTCCAGTCTCTTTTTCAATCTTTGCTATATCCTGTAGAAGATTCGCACCAGCAATAGTTTTCGCATAGGCCACATCGTTAGCACGCATAATATCAAGAATATTGTTATACCTAGGCTTCATACCAGCCTTTTTAAGCGCAGCATCATATGAGAGAAATGTTTTCATATCTGAAGCTGGATCTTTATAATTAAACTTCTTTGCTACCTGTTGATACTTGCTGCGAAACTCGTCTGTATATTCGTATAAACCTGGAAGATAAAATTCTTCAACAATTTGACGTGGCGATACTTCCTTTAAATACGGGTGTTTATTTTTAGCCTTTAACTGTTCCTTAAAGTGCTTATCTACAGTCTTATCTGCAAACTTACGAGCTTCAGGTGACAGTCTCTTTACTAACTTCTTGTACGTATCTCCCTTAATGTTTGGGTTGCCAGTACGCTGTCTGGCATAGATAATTTCTTCAAGCTGCTTTGCTGATACATTTTTACCAAGCGCCTCAGCATTCTTTCTCCACTTAAACGAGCTTTCTATATTACTAGCACGCTCTTCTCCAACGTATTTTCTTAAAAGCTCATAAGATGGTTTTTCTTTATGATATTGTTCAACGAATTGTTTAAATGGTTTTTTTGCTATTTCTTTTGCTCGTATTTTTAAGGCTTTAGCACGTGCCTTAACAGGTTCAGGAGTTATCTTTGATACTCCTTTTCTTATACCCTTAGCACCTAGTCCACCTGCATGCATAGCTCCAACAAGCATTGTAGTATCTAGAATTTCCTTTGGTGAAGGTATGCGTCTTTCAACTAATGCCTGGCCTGCTGTAGCTCCTCCTACAGTTCCTAGTCCAGATGCAAGTTCCTTACCTAATCCAGTTTTTGCAAGCATAGGTAATGCTTTTCCTGCCGCACCAGTTATTCTTCCAACTATGGCTTGTTTTCCAGTCTCCCAAGGAATTTGTGCTAAGTCTGCTATTGCCTGAGTCCATGTTTCAGCTGATGGCTTTTTTCTATAAGCCTGTATTTGTCTTATTAATTCTGGAGCCGCAAATCCACCACCAAGTCCACCAGTTACAGCCTGACCAGCCAATATCGCAGGTAGATCACTTCCAAGATGCCCTACATTGTATGCCATTCTTTCCAAAACAGATGAATCTTCTGGAAGTTCCTCCGCTTCATACCCGGCCAATTGTCCAGTTACTCCTGTCTTAGCGCCACTTGTCAAAAGATCTAAATAACCTGTCTGCGATTCAGATTGCTTATCACTACCCTGCGCTATCTTGTCAAATACATCTACAGGCTGCTTTGGCTTATTTTTAGTTGCTAACTGGTCAAATATGTCTGGCATCAACTATCCTATTGTTGGAGTAATTCCTTTACGTCTGATTCTTCATAATCAGCTAACGGTATATCAAATCCCCATCTACGGGCTAGATTACGAGCTTTTTCCACGTCTCCATTTGCCCAACGCATGATGATCTTTGCTTTATCTTCAGTAAGTTTTTTATCAGAAGTTAACATCATCAACGATTCATCCGTTAGACCCTTCTTGGCCTTTAAAAACTTAAACAAGTTATCAGGAAGAGCTTTCCCTTTCGAGATGTACTCTTTGATTTTCCTGCTTTTTCCTGCAAGATTCTTATTTGCCATAATACGCTGCATGCGCTTATTCGTCTTAGGTTGACCAGGAGTCAGACCTTGTTTTTGCATCTCTAAATCTTGACGTCCTTGCATAATCTGTTGCTGCATAGCTTGACGTTGTTGCATGCCCTGTTGCTGCCTTAGCATCTGAAGCAATTGGCCAAGGGCTTGTTGATCTCTCATTCCAGCAAACGCCTTTGCCTGCTGTGGACTAAATCCAGCGGCTTCAAATCCAGGAGCGTTTTGCATTGTATTCGTAAGCATATCCATAATACTTGAAGCACCGCTTCCAGCCGCACTTCCTAACGATGCAGATATAGAAGACATTGGATCAGGTCTTTCATGATAAACTGCCATAATTCCTCCTTAATATTGACCCATCATCATCTTGAGCGACAATGGCGTAAGATTTACTGGATTATATCCTTGTGGTTGTCCCTGAAGATAGCCGCCTTGCTGTTGAGGTATTGAACCCTGTTGTTGATCTTGAGCAGATCCAAACGCGCCTCCTCCCTGAAGTTTTCCTCCACCACTAGCCATAGCAAAAATCATTTGCTCCAGAGAAGAAAGATTTTTCTGAAAATATCCAGGAGTTCCAGGAACAATATTAGTATCAAATTGTGGCGTAAGTCCAATTTGTGTCTGCTGCATACCTCGACCACTTCTAAGCGCCGCAAGTTGTGATGCCAAATCGCCTCCCGCTCTTCCAAGCGCACTCCTAAAAGCTCCTGATCCCTGAGCCCCCATCCCAGTGAACTGCTCAGCTATACCTGGCATAATATCTTCTTCAAACATCCTCGTGTATCTATCCTCAATAGCCTGTGGATTCTGATTGGACATACCCTGGCTAAGTAACTGGTTTAAAGCTTGTTCTTGTTGTGGGGTATAGCGCGGCAGCTGCTCTTTTTTACGCTTACTACCAAAGAAGAACTTCTTTATACTACTGAAAAGACCCATTTTTTCTCCTACTGTTTTATATACTCAAGAATTACATACGTTGTTGTAAAACTACTAAAAGTTCCTGATGTTTTAATCTTCACATTAGTCGCATCTACTTCTAAATTTATATCAGTGTTCGCATTTGGAATAGGAATATACCTCTTATTTGACGGATCAGAGGAAGCACCGTATAGTCTCGTAAATGAATAACCACCAGTTATAGTCAAATTATGAGCAACACTCTTAGTCGTAGAGTTAGGTAGCGCACCAAAATCAACTACTAACCTATAAACCTGTCGCCTATCAGGATGACTGGTGTTAGCATTCCTAGTTGGATTTGGGAAAAATAACTGGCCACAAACAAACTCGTTCGTATCATACGTACCAACATCTCTAGCATTAACACCAAACTGAACAGCATTTAGGTTTTGATATAATCTAACAACTAATTCCTTAAACTCATCACTCGTTACGTCCATGTCATATACATTAGCCGCTTCCCATATATAATTCGTTGGTATATATGCATCGTTTGCCATTACTGCAGCCTTTCAGATGTTGGACGCGAATAAATAACCAACCCCTGTATCTGTAGATCAGACGATGCTATGGCCTGTTTTGCCATTTGAACATCGTCAAGATATATGCGAATCTGTACGCATTCTCCCTCTGTTTGAAAATAAACGGAATGCCACAACCTTGTCTGTTCTTGCTCTAGTGGATAAAGCGCATATGGGGATGTTTCTAAATTGTTATTTCCAAGGATTGATCCAGTAGTTTGTCCACTAGTTATCATGGACAACTCTGTAGAAGAAGGATAATAGTCAACGGTAACTTCTCCAGACGTAGTCTTTTTTACCGCAAAATCTATCTTCGCCAAGAAGCAATTTTTTCCTTTGTCTATATAGAAATTCCACTGCTTAGACAGGATATCTATCAATGGAACGCGTGCGGCTCTTCCACCACCTGAGTATGTTCCTGTAAATGCAGACACTATGCTGATAGTGTCAGAATTAACAACAGTAACTTTATAGTTAACCGTCTCGTCTATAGTGGCACCCTCTACTCCTGTAATCGTTATAAAGTCATTGTCGTTTAGAGTATGGTTGATTATAGTTAGGTTTGCGACACCACCACCCGCATCTGCAAGGGCTGTAATTTGTAATACTTCCGCAGGTGTAAGCACATTCGAATCACAAAAAAAGACATATCCTTGTTGGTTTCCTGCTATAACCTGTCTGTATTTAACTTGGCTTGCTAGACACGTCTGTTCTTCGTAATACCCAAAAGCAGTAATTGTATCGTCTGCTATACCCCATGCATCTTCATTGTAGTTGTATATAATTACTTTTCCCGGGAAAATCTGTGAATCTGCATTTGCGCTTGTATCTGGATACGACCAATAAACAGTGTCTATAAAGTAATCTCTTATTCCGGAAATCCTTTCAGGCCCATCATTTGCGATGCGAATATCATACGCCAAATGAGAAACTTTTTCGTTAATCTTTGCAACATTAGCCCCATTACAACCGTGAATTCCAGTTCTTCCAACATTTAGAACTGCCTTGTCAAATGGAACAGCTGACTTAGTTGAAAGAGTTCCAAGTTCTGTATTTAGCTTCTGCCACTGAAATGGTACAACTTTATTTCCAGTCCATGCCAACTCGTATGTACTAGCTTCGAAATATACGATCAGTCGATCTTTTATAAATTCTGCAGAAATGATCTCTTCCTCTGTTGGGGCATCAAGATAATCTGCTCCCACCGAACGCTTCGTTGTTGCTCCTACTACCCACTCCATGTCTGGTTCCAACCACGCTCTAGAAACGTTTGCTTCTGCATTGGCCAAGCCGTCTGCTGGGAATGGTGCGCCGTTACGTGAGAAACGGCAACGGTTAACATGCTCTTTATTTGTACTTGTTGGACCACCTGGATCATATGTAAGCTCAATCGTGTTGAGCAATAATAATCTATTTTTAAAAGGTATAACTATTTTCGCAGATGTTACCCAGCCAGTAGGTGCGTTCGAGTCAACTGCATAAACAGGCAAAAATTCACCCCACGTTCCATTTTTAAGAGCATATATTGGATCATCGTTTACATTTGGAGTACCAAGTGTCGCATTAAAATTTGTAGAAAAAAGAGCTATATCGTCTAACTCAACACCAGTCCAATTCCATGACCACACAAACTGTGAATCAGAACCATGAAGAACAACGGCTCCCGCGTCATCTCGTTCCCATGCACAACTCGTATACTTGTATATAAACTGTCTATCAAATGCGTATGGAGTATTCGACTCGACTTTATTTTCTTCATAATGAGACAGACCCATTACTGGATCGGCTGGGAAGAAGTACACATCTGTATTCGGGGTCGCATCCTCAAATTGGTACGAGCCAGTTGTAGTGTTATAGGTACGTACTGTGGCAGAACCAGTAGAAAGCATAGTGACAGGAGTTCCCGTCGTCTGTACCGTAAAAATTTCAGTACCAATCGAAAACATTTGACCAGCATCAAAGCGACTTCCAGGAGCAAGCGTAGTCGCTCCATCACCAAAATCACCGTTTCCATCAGTCGTCCCAAGTTTCATCCTTAAGCGAGATGTTAGTGGGTTTTGTGATCCCATTAGTTGGGTTCCAAATCGCTTTCTAACAACCCCATGGTAAATGTATGCGTTATTCAAACGTGTGTACGCATCTTCTGGAATTTGCCACGCTTGTATCTCAGTGATTAGACCGCTCTTTATTGGAGCGATAAGAAAGCGATCATACGCCATTATTTGTCCTCTTTAGTATCTTTCTTTGGCTTATTTATAAAATACCAAGTTGCAGCCATAACCACTAATCCAAAAACTACAATGATAGGTATAAATGCTGGGCTAGATGCCATCTTTATCAACATAAAATCCCGATCCTCTCTCAGTATAAATTGTTGCCGTTCTTTCAGTCGCTTGCTGTATCACTAAACGCCGAAGGACCAACGACCTTTGCCTCATAAATTCAGGCATGATAGCCTGTACACTTTCAACGTCCATTCTATCTTCAAAGACTTTCTTAGATGCACCATAAGCAATATACTGCCACCACTGTGCAAGTTCCGGCTCATCAGTATCTGCCAGTAACTCAGTAGGCCTCTTAAACGCATCTATTTCAACTCGATACGACTTATCTGGAACTGGTCTAAATGTAAATGTATTGTCCTCATACAAAACAGCTCTTGGCTTTGCAACTACATATTTGAACGCCTGAGCTGACACATCCTCTCCCGTTCCAGGAACTGCGGCAAATGTGAACGTATAAACACCAGTAAGATAATTAATCGTACCTACACTAGAATCATCATCAGGAACAACAAGATCTCCAACCTGTGTTTGAATGCCAGTAGCTCCATCCATTCTTGGAACATCTGAAAGTACAATACCATTTCCACTCGCATCAACAGAATTAAACATTACCGTTCTAGCAAGAAGTGGTGTGTTAGAAAGAGTACCCGCAAAGGCATCTGTAACATCATCACCAGTACCTATGCTCTCTAGGTAATTATACTTGTTGTATTGCCTGTAAAACTGCTCTCTGGATTGTGAAAGAAAAACTTCTTCTCCTCCAACATAAACAGGCGATTGAACACTAAGACTTATATTAATAAAGTTATAAAGTGGATCATCTGCATTAACTGTATTACTTCCATAATTATCTACATTAGGCATGATGTAGAACGTTAACTTCTTGTCGAGTGTAAATTCTGGAAAGTCATACAAAACAAACGTGTTTATATAATCATCTATTTGTTGCTCTGTTAATTGCGAAGTAGATGGGCTACGAGTAAGCCTGCGCACCTTTGTACGGATTTGTACTAAAGAAGATAGTGTAGAATCTGGTGTTGCCATTGGCCACTCCTAATTTAAAAATTATCAAATACGCAGGCTTGGCTACCTACTTAATTATATTTTCTACTGTTATTATCCCAGAATCAACAGTAGAGAAATCTTCAGGATCAATAAACTCCAAACCTTGGAATCCAAAACGTCTCTTTTTTTGTCCAATCTTATATATTGACTTACCATTTCCATCAACTGCATGAGAGTGCACTGGATAGGCTCCATTCTTATTAAGATGCTTGGCTACCCCTAAAGGAAGTGAATAAGTCTCTCCATCTTTAAGCTCAAACCTTTCAACAGGATCTTGTTTATAAGCCTTAAAACGGAAAGTCATCGTTCCCCCAGGAACTTCATAAAACTTAAAGATTCCCTTTACCATCTCTCTGTCTTTATCCCTTTGAAACCTTAGATTTTTCCTAGGCGCCTTGCCTGCTATTGTTGTGCTCTTTTGTTTCTCTGGCATCATTCTCCTTTACTCAATTTGCACTTAACTTTATATTTATAACATTATCTAAATTTAATTCTTCTTGGCAGTTACATGAATCTGTATCTATTCCAAAACATACTAACTCATATACGCCACCATCTGGTTTAAGCTTAGATGTTAACAATATTCTAAAATTACCTATAGATCCAAATTCACTACCACGTGATTTTTCTGGATAAGGATACTTATGCAAAGGAACAAAGCCCTTTATTTTTCTCAAGCTAGAAGCATAATTCTTGTTGCACATAATAAAAAGCCTATAACCCAATGGTTGGCATCCATATCCATCATTCTTATCTGGAAGTTTCCCAAGAAGCATCTTTAGTGCAGAATCTATATCACTTCTTTTCAACAAATTCTCCTTTCTTAGGGGGGAGAGGCTGCCCCCTCCCCATTACAATAGTTTAACTATACAGACAATTATGGTAGATCAGTTGCAAATGACTTACCAGCTCGCCATTTAATAACATCACCATTGCTTCCACCTGGACTTCCAGATGCTATTGCGGCGTCTGCACTTGTGCCAAGAATCATTCCTATGAACGATTCATTCCTAAGAGCAGTATCAGGAGATGCTGATGCATCTTCACCCATAGGAACTACTTGTGCAGGAGTAAATGGACTTGCTGCAGGAAGAGGGAATGTGAATGCCGTGTAACCAGTTGTGGCAACATCTATAGAAAATGTAGATGCAGTCAAAACTGTTATTGTTACCAATTGGTCATCCAATTCAATCATCGTGCAAGCGGCAGGAACTTTCATTCTTACCTTTTGCCCAGTTACATAGCCATGGTCTACTAATGTTGTTACAACACCAGCAGCAGCTTGTGTAATGTTAGCTATGGTACGTTGCCTTGGATAGAACATGTCATAAACATATCTATTTGGGGCAAGATACCTATATGTTCCAGCTGCACCAGCAACAACGCCAGGGGCCTGTTGCAAAGTGTTAGCCAGTCTGAAGCTAGTATTCAAAGTAACTGTATCCACTGTGAAATCTAAACCATCAACGTTGTCATGGTCTGTATTTTGTATTCTTACGATACTTCCAGCAATCAGTCTTCCTGTATCACCGGTATCATACACAGGTTGTGTAGCATTTGTACCAGCTGTTACAGCGACTGCTGCACCAGGAGTTTTATCCGATGAATCTATAAGAGAAATTCCCCTATAAGTCGCACCGTTAAAACCAATCAATGATGTTGACCTGGATATAACCTGAGATGCTGCCGCGTGAAAATCAATGACAGAATCGTCATCTGCCATTTCACGTTGCCAATAATATGATACACCATCCCATTGGTCAGATGCAGCTATATTGGTAAGGTTTGTTACTTCAACCCAGTCAACATCACACCTAAGTGCAATGATCTTATCAGTACCGTCAGACGTAAATTCGCCTTGTTGAATTATTGTATTATCAGACATTATTTACTCCTTACGATAGTGTTGTGCGTAGGTTGATGATCCACTCATCATTCAAGATGCGGGGAACCTCAGCAAATTTATATCCAACAGAAGCATTCAAAGCAAGCGGTCCATCATAAATTGGTGGACGATAAATAAACTGTGCAGAATAATTATCTTGCTCAACGCATGCATATGCTTCCATACCAACACAAAACACGTTGTAAACGTCAGCACCTAAGTTTGATGCTGCAGCAGTAGTAGATCCGATAGAAGCTATCAAGAATCTAAGATTGCCAATTGCACCCCACTCTGATCTCAAGGCATTCATAGGTGACGGATATTGGTTCTTTTGAATGAAACCAGCAACCGCATCTAATTCACCTGCAAGATCTGTACTGCAAAGCCCAAAATAGGCATCACGAACAGGAGCTGTACCAAATTTGTCGTCACCCTCTATGTTGTCCATGATGGTATAAGCATCAGCACTTAAGAGAGTTCTAACAACTGTATCAACGTCTGCACGTGTGATCTCTGTTGGGTTATCACCATTTACACCACCTGTACAATTGATAAACGATGCTGTAGAAGCAAGCATATCTCTTGTAAGTTGGTCTTCTGTTTGACGAAGCGACACACCAAGTCTTTTGGCTGCTTCATTCAAAACAGGATCTTGGTTTTGCAATGTTACTTGCTCATTTAACTGAATATAAGTTCCATAAAAACTTACCTCAGCGTCAATGTTAACAGCTGTGAGCTGTTGCGCAGGAGGTGTCACTCCTGTATTACCCAAAGGCACCATTGCGGTGTCAAGGGCATTATACCTTCTCATCCTAAGAGTTGTTCCACCCTTTGATGGCATCTTCTTCAATGTTGCAGGAATCTTGTGGATCATATTAGGAACCGGAACGCTCAACAGTTTCATAGAAAATGATTGTTGAACCGGAGCCGGTAAGGTCGTTGTTGTTGTAATAGCCATAGGTTCTTCCTATTGATTAGAACAAAAATAGATTTGTATCAATGTGATACAAAAACAACTACAACGAGCTGACGAAACTCTTACGTCGTGGGGTGACGAATCCCTTACGTCGATGAGGTTGCGAATCTCTTACGCAAATTCATTATAACTCTTGGTTAAAAGATAAGACAATAATTTTAAAAGAATAAAAACATGTATGGGTGTGGAAAGAAAATCACCCACACATGTTCAGCCATTCAGAGGAGAAATGAGACAGAAATTTCTTAATACCTCTTTGCAGCTTCATTCATCTCTTTAATCAACTGTTTCTTCAACTCCGGCGTTAATCCTCCAGCAAAAGCATTTGCCTTAGTTAACGGACTATCTCCCTGTTGCGGAGAAACACTATTCAAAGGTCTAGGCTTAGAACTATTCTCTTGCGCCCGTTCCCTATCCTGTTTGTGCTTATCTTCAACATAAAGACCTAATTCTTTAATCTTTTTATATGTAGACGTTCCCCTTGAATACAAAGAACTTTGCGAAAGAGCTATAAGCTCTGCAAACTCAGGATCTGCTTCTTTTAACTTAGAAATTGTATCTTGATTCACCACTTTGTCAAAGTCAGAATACTTACCCTTAAGCTTAGCCTCATCGGCCTGCTCTTTTGCTTGCGACTCGTAAGCCTTTAACTGTTTCCTAACCGCTTCAACTTCCTTCTTGAGATGCTTTCCCTCAATTAGATCATCATCCCCATAATCAGGCTCATTGTCCTTGACTGCATCTCTTTCAAATTGCTGCAACCTCTGCAGCAACTCAAGCTTTTCCCGCTCAACCTTTTCTTTTGCAGCTCTCATCTTTATAAGATTGTTTTGCGCTGAGTTATCCGCATGTGCTTGAGGTTGTTTATCTACTTCCTCAAGAACTACATCCTCAGACACCGGTTCTTCTTTTACAACTTCTGGTTGAGCAATCACCTGCTCGTTATCGATTTCTTCCATATCTCTCCCTTTATTCAGTGAAAATAGAATCTATTTTTTCTCCGTTTAATTTCTTTGCAGTATCCATCAACGTTCCATCTTCAAATTTTAATATATAACCTAAAAGTTCATACTGCTCAGGAGGAACAGCTAGCGAATTGCTTCTTAGTAGCATACACATGTCTCGAGCCGGAACGACCCATAAGAATTCTAATCGATCATCTTCTCTTGTATATCTATATACTGCTTGATCATAATCTGGAGTTGGACAGGATAACCTTGCTGTAAAGTATCCCCTAACAACATTACTCATCAAACGTTCTTTTTTTGTGATAACTACAACAAAAAAGTTGCCTGGAAAAACATTCCTATGCTCACTGACACACATATGTATGTTTTGATCATAATCAGTGAGACTCTCCCTCATCTGATCAATAGCATTCTGTGCATCAGGTGCTTTTCTAGACAACCTTAACGAGCTAGCACCAACAGTTTCACGCTTCTTCTTTCCCACACTCTCCTCCTCCTTATATCAGTTTTTCTTTGTCTCCATCCATTTTTTAGTAATGTCCTCATCTTTATTAAACATAACTAATAACTTATCTAACGTTCTACACATAAAAAACAAAGAAGGGTATTCATCGTCTTCACTGTGTATTTCAAAATCTATAGCACATTCATGTTTAGAATAATAATTGCGATCCTCCTCAACAGAAACAGTAGGAGTACACCACTTTTTAGTCGAAAGATAAATAGCTCTGTCAAGAAATTCCTCTCCTGAAAAACCAAGATTCATAAGCTGTATATAACTCTCAAATGTTTCTATCAATTCATCTGACGTAACATTTTTTATGTCTTCCACAACAGAAAGCCAAGATATTTCAATGATGCCAATACTTAAATGAGTTTTAACTACATACGGTTTCTCACTCATTATCATTTCTTCAAGAGCTTCACGCATTCTTCTTTCCCATATTCTCCTCCTTAAATCAGCTTTTCTTTGTCTCCATCCATTTTCTTAGCAAGTCTTTTATTGCTAAGAATTTGTATTTTTTTTTCCATAAACCTAACCAAATACTTAAAGATGTTTAATAAAAACATAAGAGTCCTTTCTCCTAATCCAGGACCACGAACATATTCGTGAACTGGTTTTTGCATAGGAATCTTCTCTTCGCGTGAAACATCTTTTTCTGCTACTACATCTTTTTTCATTTTTTCTTCTTCTTAGCTTTGGATTTCTTTTTTTTCTTGGACAATCCGGCCTCACTCATAGCAATCGCTGTCGCCTGCTTACGACTCTTAACTTTCTTCTTGCTTTTACCAATGTTTAAAGTCTTATCCTTAAACTCGGACATTACTGTCTCTACTTTTTTCTGTGCTTTTGTTTTCTTTTTAGCCACGTCGTTCTCCCGTACAAATTTTGGATGCAACTCTGGATAACGTTTATAAATAGCCGACTGAATCCCCTCTGGATTAGGACTGAAATGAGCCTGCGAAAGCTCGTACTTAGCTTTTTTAATATCTTCAAGCGGTGTTGAATACGGCGATGCGCCCTCCGATGCCCTACCCCCAAAATTACACGGGCAGATATTATCTAAAGCCGATCTCTTCTTAACTGGTGTCGTAAGTGTCTTTTTCATCGACCATCCTTTATTAAGCCTCCAGCGTAAAACCCGTGGATGCATGCCTTTCTCTTCCGCCCATACATTAGCCGGCTTTTTTTCGCCATTAAACGTAATAAATCTCGTTTTTTTTGTGTTGTTCTGCTGCTCTTTATATGTTGCCCACCTACAATTTTCAGGACAATATCCATTTGCATTATCAATGCGATCTAATGTTTTTCCCTCAGGTCGCTCTCCCAAATCTTCTTTAAATGCTTTGTAATCTAACCAGCGCTCACAAATTCCGATTCCTGCACCGCCATAAATACTATAATTTTTTGACTTTTTATTAGTACAGCGATCAACCATACTACTCCATGAGTTATATGTTGGTAAGCGAGAATCACCATCTCTACACTTATTAATACAACCACATGATTTGGTATGTCCTGATCTTAAACTTGGCCTGCTAACAGTAACTTTGTTACCACATTTACAAATGCAATTCCAGTGTGAATTTCCGTTTTTCGTAAAAGCCTTATCTACTACGGTAAGTCTATCGTACATGCTACCAGAAATGTCCCTAGGGCCCTGTATTAATCCTTTCTCCTTCGAATCTTCTTTCATCCCGCGTATCCTTTCTCTTAACGAAACGTTTCTTTTTCCCAAAAGAATCATACAAACCCGCTACATGTGGACCCAATATATCTAAAGCTATTCTCTTTGCTTTATCATCTTTTCTTACAGAACCTGGCATAATTTCTCCTTGAAACTCTGGGCGGCCTTCCGCCCAGAAGAGTGTACCTAACAGTAGAAGCCCTACATTAATACTTTGTCTTTGAAGGATTCTTTTTAGCACCACCGACATCAGAAGACTTTTGCATGTCAATGCCACTTATACCATCATTAAGACCTTCAGGAAGATACGAACCATCTGATGGGTAGTACTTCATTACTACATTCTGAGGCATGTGTGCCAGTCCTGTTGCTCCACCAATCATGGCTCCGTCTTTCTTCTCCTGCATCTTATCGTAATATCGTTTCTTTGGCATAATATGCCCTTTCTTGGAAACTGGTGACAACTTACCTTGATAAAAGTGCAAGGCTACTTACATTTTATCCTGAAAAATCATCACCAAGGTTGTAAAAATTACCTCTAACCACTCAGACGCTTACTCCTGTAGATTTTATTGTACTACTTGGAGTACTAGGAGTAGACGTCTTATTTGCTTCTACCTCATCAACTTTATTTTGTGCATTAAGCATCTGCGAAATACCAACGAGTTGTTGTAGTTGTTCAAGATCGATCGAATCTAATTCTTTAATAGCCCTAACTATATTCAACACTCCCTGAGCTGAATCCTTGCGAGCCTCTGCGCGACGCTCAATTGCAAATGCCTCATTCTCTTTAACCCGACTGACTCTTTCTAGGCCAAGACCTGTATCTGCAACAGAACGTGCCTCTGAAAGTTTTGTACGCGCCTGGATCTCTGCAATTTCAACCTGCATCTGCAATTGCTGCATTTGTTGTTGTTGTTCTGCAGTTTTTGTAACTGAATCAACAAGCTTCTTCTTATTCTGTAGTGTTGTTGCTTCAAGGATTACGTCATCCGGTATGTTAATACCAGCCTCCCTAAGATGTAACAACTGAGCAAACTGCATCTGTCTCTGCGTTGTAGTATTTACACCCTCTTCAACTGCTGCGTCATATCTGCCAAACGCTTTATTATAGAATTCTTGCGTGGGCTGCTCTTCTATAATTCTTTCTACCTTGCCCGGAGTAAAATTAGATTGAACGATATCTATAACCAATGAGCCAAGTAACTTCTGTGATCTATCCAATTGATCAAACAGTATCTGCAAGGTGGTTAAACCAGCACCTTGACGCAGCATTGATAAAATTCCAGCCTTATCATCGGTAGCAGATCCAAGAAGCTCCTCGTTTACACCAGAAATTTCCTGGATCTCTTTACCTAGTATTTCAGATAACTGAATCATTGAGGGGGGGATTTGAGGAGGGATAATTTGTTCTACGTCAGTCATCTGAGCTTCTTGCTTCAAAGCTAGCCCACGACCCTGACCTGAAAGAAAAACATCTTTGGGATTAACAAGAGAATCGATCTTGTACTTAAAGCCAGAAGTAATCTGACTCTCAAGAATATCAAGCTCAATAACCTTCCTGCGATTATATAAATACTGAGCATCACGAAGTCCACGAACAACACCCTGTATTCTCCACGCATAATCAGACATCTGTGGATTGTAATACCCTAAAACAGGAATAAATGGATAGCGATCAATTCCCATTGTGTTCGGACCATCATACATCACCCTACCCTGAACAATTACAGCCATCTTAATAGTGGGAATGTCACTAGTAATAACCGTAACCTGTGGATACATTCTCAAGTATTCTTTCAACGCGTCTTCATCATGACTACGCCACTCCATTGTCTCACCAGACTGTGAGTCAACAAGCATTCTTTGGCTTCTGTAATCTTTATAATAAAACTCATCATACATCAGCAAACTTTTTGGTCCGACATTATAACTCTCAGGCATGTGGTTAAACTTGCCGTCACGGTCATCCTTGGCCGGAAGAGACATGATCATATCTGTATGATCTGGAAGTAAAGATATACACTCCTGTCTCGTTAAATAAGAACGCTTCCAAATAGCATTGCAATCAGATAAGTCTTTCTTCCTAAAATAGGGATCTATTAGAAAAGTATTGTGTGCACAGTTATCTACTTTTATGTTGCCTGAAACTGGATCTGTTCTGTAATCAACCCAGACCTGAAGAAGATTCAT